CGAGATCTACACTCTTTCCCTACACGACGCTCTTCCGATCTGGTTTTGTTCTTCTTTACTTGCTTGACATCACGCAGATTAACCCGTTAAGAGAAAGAACATCAACATTCCCCTGGAGATTTTTGAACCCTGAGCGTGCATCTGTATTGGATATTGATATAGATATTCAAGGAAATAAGCGCCAGTCGGTGTTGAAGGCATTAGGCGAAAAGTATAATGCTTCTCGCAAAAGTTCTGACGATACAGAGGATTGGAACGATATCCGTATTAGTAAAGTTCAAACTCTTAAAACCGAGGCTAGTAAGAGTGCAATACTTACAGCTTGCAGAGGATTAGGAATTGATATAGATGAAGCTAGTTACTTGGCTTCTTTTATAAAAGCTGAACGTGGTATTGCCAGAACTCTTAGTCAGACCTTTTATGGTGATGAAGAAAATGGTATAGAACCCGACAGAACTTTTGTTAAACTTATGACAGAAGATTATCCTAAAGTATGGGAAGTTGCTCAGCGAATTGAAGGATTAGTTAATGGAGTAGGCTCTCATGCAGGTGGAGTAATATTGGTAGAAGAGCCGTTTAGTGAGTATTCTGCACTTATGAGAACAAGAAGTGGAGATATTATTACTCAGTTCGATCTACACCAGTGCGAAGATGTGAGTTGACGAAATGTTAGGCTCGTAAACTTCTAACTGCTTATCGGCAGCGTTATATAGGCAGCGAAAGCGTAAGTAAACAGTACCTATATAGCGGCGGGGAAGCCTAAGTCATAATCCCAGTGATATGGTAATCCCGCGCCAAAATTTTAGAGTAGACGTTACATAAATCCCACTTTATTATGAGGGTAATAAAGTGCGAGGTGTTAATATGTATGTATATAAAATAACAAATTTAATTAATCAAAAAATATACATTGGTATTACTAACAATGTAGAAAAAAAATGGGGAAACGAAAAAAGTTATCCTAAAGACCTTAAACATCGACAAGTAATTCAAGAAGCTATCCATAAATATGGAAAGGATAACTTTGAATTTAAGGTGCTACATAGAAACCTTTCAATTGAAGAAGCAATTGTGCTAGAAGAACAATATATTAAAGAGTTTAACAGCTTAGTCCCTAATGGATATAATGTTGACCCTGGTGGAAAATATTTTCCTACTTATAAAGGTAAAGCTGGAGCTGATAATAATAATGCTAATCTAACAGAAGAAGAAGCACAATACATCTTAGACCATCGAAATATTCCTATTTGCTTGTTATATGAACAATTTTCTGAAAAAATTAAATATGAAACTTTTAGAAAAATATATCATCATATAACTTACAAAAATCTCACAACTACCACTGAAGAATATCCTTTTAATAGAGAGTTTGCTGGTCAATTCACTAACGGTCCTCTCGAATATGATGACGTGGTAAAATTAAGAGAAAGATATGCAAAAGGTGAGTATTGGAAGGATGTTTACGAAGATTATAAATGGGCATACAAAGACGAAATGACATTTTGGAATGTTTATTATGGTAATAGATATAAACTAGTAATGCCAGAAGTTTTTACAGAAGAAAACAGAAAAATTCATTCTAGTCTTCGTAGAGCTGGACAATATAACGGTCGAGCGAAATTAACTACTCAAGATGTATTAAAAATAAGAGAAATGCACAAAGAAGGCATTTCTAATTCTGAAATTTATAAAGCCTACCCTCAAGTGACACCCACTTCTATAAGGGCTGTCATAAATGGCACAACTTGGAAAAATTTACTCTAAAATATGTGTGTATCGACTATCCCGGGTGAGACTGGGAGTAGGGCTACTATTGATACGTAGTTCGAAACGGAGTTCCTATAAGGTAAAAGATAGTCAGGACATATAGAAATATATGACAAACCGCTGATCAAGTGGGATCTACTCTCAATCGAAGCTCTTGATAAAATGAGAGTTTGTATTGATTTGCTTCTTGAAGCGGGCAGAGTAGAAAATAAAGGTTCTCTTAGAGAAACATATGAAAGTATAGTCGGCGTTTATAAAATAGAAAGAGATAATATAAATAGTTGGCAAAGACTTTGGAACCACGAAATATGGTCTTTCTTTCAAATGGAAAAAGATAGTGGAATTAAGGGTATCGCCTTAATGAAGCCGACCTCAGTCGATGACTTGGCAATTCTTAACTCTGCATTAAGACTTATGGCTCCCGAAAAGGGCGCGGAAATGCCATTAAATAAGCTAGCGAGATTTAAAGTTAATGAAATGGAATGGGATAAAGAATTGAAGCAATACGGCTTAGGAGAGAAGGAGAAAGAAATCCTTAAACCTATAGTTGGAATATCTTATGGATTGTGTATTGCGCAGGAACAATTTATGCAGTTGGTTCAGTTACCCGAACTCGGCGGCTTTTCGTTAAGCTGGGCAGATAAGTTAAGAAAGTCTATTGCCAAGAAAAATCCTAAAGAATATGATGCATTAACTAAAGAATTTTTTGAAGTAACCAAGCAAAAGAATTGTAATGAGAAATTGTGTAAGTACGTTTGGAACGTGCTGATAGCTATGAGCCGTGGGTAAATAAAATTGCTCCCTATAATCGTAAGATTATTTGAATAACGTGGTGAATTGCTGGAAAGCTAAGTCTATATGATATGCTTATCAGCAGCCAAGCCGTTTAGCTAACGGAAGGTTCAACGACTATCTAGTATAGAGTAGGAGAAATCCCAAGTGCCACGCATCGTTTATCTACCATTAAATTAAAAGGAGGTGATAAAATGCCGAAAAGAAGAGAATGGACAGAAAATGATATTAAAAATATCATAAAATTATATACCGAAGATGAATTTTCAATTTCATATATAGCTACACAAATTTTACATTGCAGAGCAAATTCTATAAGTAAAATATTAAAAGATAATAATATTGAAATTCGTAGTAAAAAAAGTCCTAGAATATTAAATAAAAAAGATGAAGAAGAAATAATTAAATTATATACAACTACAGATTTGTTTCAAAACGAAATAGCTCGAAAATATAATTGTTGTACCGAAACAATCCATAAGGTTTTAGTTAAAAATAATATAAAAATAATTAATAAACCTAAGCTCAATAAAGAACAGAATGATGAATTTTTTGATAATATTGATACAGAAGAAAAGGCTTATTTTTTAGGATTTGTTTTTGCAGATGGAAACGTTTATAACCATCAATTAACTATAGAAATACAAGCTAAAGACAGAGAATTATTAGAGAGATTTAAAAAGGAATTAAATCTTAATAGTAAAATTTCTTATCGAAATAGAGGTAATACAGAAGTTTGTTCTATCCGAATGATAAGCGAACATTTATGTAATAGTTTGGCTAAATATGGTATAGTGCCAGATAAAACACATAAAACAAAACATTTACCAGAGTTATCGTTAGCTGTGCGACCTCATTTTATAAGAGGTTTGATAGATGGAGACGGCTGGATTTCTATAGATAAAAATAATTATTATCACATAGGTTTTGTTTCAAATTATCAATCCACTTGTGAGGATTTTAAAACTTTTTGCAATTCTTTTCTTCCTATAGAAGCCTCGTTTACTAATAAAATAAATGTAAAAGATAAGAAAAATAATGGATATGTTTGTCAAACTACAAAACAAAAAACTGCAAAATGTTTAGCTAACATTTTGTATAAAGATTGTAAAATCTGTCTTAGTCGAAAATATCGGTTGGTAGAGCCGCTATTTGACTCTAAAAACGATGAAGATATAGTCTAAGGTAGTAGTCAGTTATGAAAATAACATCTACCTTGATGGCTTCAATCAGTCACATACCCTTGCCTACTCAATTGTCGGACTTCAAGAAATGGAACTTGCTTGTAAGTATCCAGTAATTTATTGGAACACAGCAAACTTAATAGTTAATAGTGGCGCTGCGGACGGAGAAGAAGAAAATGAAGAAAATGATTCTCAAGACAACGAATCAGAGAGTTCAACTGAATCTGTATTTTGCTCTGAAGAACTACAGGAAGAGGAGGACGAACTCCTGGATACTGAAGAAGATAATCCACAAGAGAATGGCACCGTGGTCAAGAAAAAGAAACCGAATAAAATTGACTACGGAAAGATTGCTACAGCAATCGGAAGTATGCAGTCCGCTGGAATAACAATAGCTTTACCAGATATTAATAAGTCTAGTTTTACCTTTACTCCAGTAGAATCAGAAAATAAGATATACTATGGAATTAAAGGAATATTAAAGATAGGCAAAGACCTTGCAAAAGATATCATAAGAAATAGACCTTATAACTCTATTAATGACTTTTTGTGTAAGGTAAAAGTCAATAAGCCGCAAATGGTAAACTTAATTAAAAGTGGAGCTTTTGATAGCTTTGGCGAAAGAACGGAAATAATGAAAGATTATATTCTTTCCATATGTGGCGCGAAAACTACTCTCAATATGAGAAATGCGCAGAAACTTATAGAAAAGAAATTGTTCCCCGAAGAACTTTCTTTTAATGTAAAAGTATTTAACTTTAACAAGTTTATCAAAAAGATAAGCAAGGATAAGGGATTAACAGATAAATATTATCTTGACCTATATTGCTTTAGTTTTTACGAAAGTAATTTTGATACTGAAAATGTTAGCATAGAGTATGAAAATGATGAACCCATAGGATATATTCCTAGCGCTATGTGGGATAAGATGTATAAAAAGTTAATGCAGCCTTTGAGTGATTATATTAAAAGTCATTTGAATGATTTGTTAATTGGTCTCAATAAGGAGCTGTTTGACGACTTCTGGAACAAATATGCTTTGGGCAATATTAGTAAATGGGAAATGGATAGTGTAAACTTCTACTTCCACGATCACGAACTTAAGAAAGTACCTAAGATAATTTATGAACTGGAAGATTTCAAATCTATGCCGGAGACCGCTGAAGTAGTAAACACCATACCCATAAAGGGAAGAGATATTCCGATTTATCGAATTACAAGAATAGCAGGAACTGTAATTGATAAGAATAAAAATAAGAACACAGTCACTATTTTAACAACTACAGGAGTTGTAGATGTTAAGATATATGCTAATCAGTTTAGTATCTTTGATAAGCAGATTAGCGTTATGAGTACGGACGGGCATAAAAAGGTTATTGAAAAGTCTTGGTTTAGTCGAGGAAATAAAATTATATTCACGGGTATTAGAAGAGAGAATAACTTCATACCTAAGAAATATAAAAGTACTCCTTATCATCTAGTTGAATTGATAACAAATATAGATGATAAAGGTTTATTAACTACAGTAACGGAGCGTGCAGAAGCCTAATGGTAGTTGGAATTATAGACTTAGATTTGTTATATACACCGCAAAGCTACGAAGCTAATTTAGATGTTATGCAAATCTCTGGATATCATAAACAAATGGGGGATAAAGTTAAACTTTGTCCCTCAGAGAAAAAAGAAGATATCGAATGGTATAGTATGCTATATGTAATCTATAATGGCGAAAAGCAAATTTATATAGATCACTTAATTAAGAGCGAAAAAGTAACTTTGATAGGTAGTTATTTTTATAATAAGTATTGCGCCGTTCCAAAAGAAATTCGAGCAATCTATCCTGATACAACTATCTATGATGCGCCGATAGTAAGGAAACTATTATCCGACAGTAGATATAGCTACTTAAGAAATAAATTAATTAAGTCTGATTTCATTCGCCTACACGAAAGCAGCAACAAGCGCTTTATTAGCTCGGCTAACCAAGAAATTACTTTTTACGATACAGATATCACAGATAGCGATTATGAAGAAATAATTAAGCTAAATAAAAAAATATCCTTTTATTATCCTGTTACTATTCACAGTTACACCCAAGCCAAACGCTGGGTTGATGCTAAGGTTTATAGTCGTGCGATAGGTAATATCAACTTTATAGTTAAAAACTGTATTGAAAAAGATATAAGTAAAATATTGGATTTTCCTGCCGCACAAAGACAAAAATTTTCTTTTATTTTTGGAGAATGCTCGGTAGAAAACTACAATTTAGAGCTAAAGAAATTTTTGAGAATGGCGCAAAAGGGAAAATTTATGAACCCGAAGCCTAACTTAAAAGTCGCTCCGATAAATAATGTAACTTATAAATTTCTTTTTGATTGTGGTAAGAAGTGGTACGGCAGCAATTATACACTAAAGGAAGATGCCGACATATTTCATACATACTTTAATAACAAACACAAATATGAATTAATGGTAAAAATAAAGGCTAAAGACCCGGAGCTTTATCAGTTATTAACTTACACATTATCAGTGAGGTACCAAGATGAACAAGCCAGAAAACATTACAACAGAGTGGATTGAAAAAGAGTATGCAGACCTTAAATTAAGATTTGAAAATTGCAAAACTTCAAATTGGTCTTGTAACACTTTTGTACTTAATCCAGAAATGCAAAATTTGCAAGCAGAGATTACTCAGCTACGACAATTATGTCCACATAAATACGAAAATAACGAATGTATTTATTGTCATAAAAAGAATATTGGAGGCGATAACAATGAATAAGGACAAATTAAAGACTGGAGAAGACCTCGATGATTTTCTTGAGGAAGTGCTTGAAAACGCACTAACGCCGGATGAGGACAGTGCAGTTCAAGATTTAATAGATGTTGTAACTTTTAAAAATCGTACAATTATATTAAATGATGTCAAGAATAACTACACTGGTTCACAGATTTATCAGAATATTCTAATATGGAATATCTTAGATGCTGGCAAGGTTGAAAAAGAACCTATTAAAATTTATATCGACTCTTATGGTGGCTCGATAATAGACGCTTTTGAAGTTATAGATGCGATTAAAGCATCCAAAATTCCTGTTTATACTATTGTTACCGGCGCCGCATATAGTAGTGGACTCTTTATTGCTCTTGCTGGTGATAAGCGAATGGCTTATGAACATACTTCATTCCTACTACACGAAGGTTCTATTGGTAGTGGTATGCAAGATGCACATAAGTTTAAGAAATACGCTGAGTTCTATAATACTCAACTTCAACAGCTCAAAGACCATATCATTAAAAACTCTAACATAACGGAAGAAGATTATGACAAAATGAGTAAAGATGATAACTGGTTCACAGCTCAGCAGGCGCTTGAATTAGGCTTTATAGATGAAATAATAAACACTATTTGCTGAGGTGTTCGGCGTTATGATAATTATTGCAATTGTTATAATTCTTAGTTGTCTACTTGCGCTTCTCTACTGGTATTTAAGTAGAGAAGCCAAACGTCGTCTTCAAGAATTAAAAGAAAGTATCGAATCTAAAGAAAACGAGATAAAAGAATTAAACGAACAATATGAAAATTTATCTGCAAATAGAGATAAAGTTTATGCAGACCTAAGAGAGCAGCAATCCAAAAGTTTTTCATTAGAAAACAAAATTAATAATTTAACTGGTTCTTATGAGATATTATCTAATGGCGTAAAAGAGAAAGAAGAAGCTCTAAAGTCTTTAGAAGAGATTTATCAATCTCAACTAAAAGATAAGAAAGATAGTATCGGCGCCGAAACGCAAGAATTTAAGAACCAAATGTATGATAATGCCAATAAAGAAGTAGAAAGTTATAAACAACAGTGTGAAAGACTGAAACGGCAAATGACCGAAGAGTATGAAAAAGAAAAAGCTAATTTTGAACATATACTGAAAGAATATCGTGATAAACAAGAAAGTATAATAAAGATAAACAAAGAGCAAGAAGAGATACGAGAAAAGGCTAAATTTTATCAGTTAAATATAACAGAAAACGACATATCCGATATACAGGCTTTACAAAGTATAAAGCATCTGCTTCATCACCCAGAGATATTAGACAAATTAATTTATAAAACCTATTACGAAAAGCCGTATACAGATTTGGTAGGTCGAGTAATAGGAACCAAACAAATTACTGGTATCTACAAGCTGACAAACACTTTGAATGAAAAAGTGTATATAGGTCAAGCAGTAGATATAGCAGAGCGTTGGCGGCAACACCTTAAACGAGCTGTCGGCGCCGAACCTATGACATCTAATAAACTATATCCAGCTATGAAAGAGGACGGTCCTTATAGCTTTACTTGGCAAGTAGTTGAGGAATGTGACAAAAAGGATCTAACCGCAAAGGAAAAATACTGGATCGAGTTTTATGAAGGACAAGGATATGGTTACAATATAAAAGGCTAAAATTTGACTTTTTCTAAATATTATGATATAATATATATAGTAAAAACGGAGAGGTAATAAAATGAAAGTTAGTTTAATTGATTGTACATCTAACCCTATAAAAACGTGTGAAGAAAGTGCTTCAATTTGTTATAATAGTAAACCCTCGTTTACCATACTTAAGGCGTGCGTTAGAAGTGGACATACTTCAGTGCTTGAACACGCAAACTATACTTTTAAAATCGAAGGAGTTAGCAGAGCGCTGCTAGCACAGATTACCCGTCATAGAATTGCAAGTTATAGTGTGCGTAGTCAGAGATATTGT